TTACACCATCCTGTTGAAATAGAGAGAAGTTTAAATTTGTCGCTACCCCATATTCTGCTAAAAATATTTTAGACATTTAATAGCCCTCCATTCTTCTTCTTAAAATTGCTAGTGATATTAAAGTGCTTCCAGATATTTCAATATTTCCAGAGAGCAATGAGATAGAATCAGTCGAACCAGCTATTGCTTTCTTTAGGTTAATATTACCAGTTAATGAGGTAACAGAATCCGTACTTCCTGATATTTCTACTGATCCGATAATTGATATAGAACCTGATAATGAGGTTTTGCTGTCAGTAGAACCGGATAATGGTTTAGTCAAACTTACAGTTCCAGATAGCAGGGATACAGAATTAGAAGAACCTGAAAGGGGTTTCTTGAGATTGATATTTCCACTTAACAATGTTATTGAATCAGAGGAACCAACTAATTGATGAGTTGTGCCACCTGAAATAGTCTGTTGACTTGCACCTATGTCCCATCCCCCAGATTGTGATGCTCCTATATTCCAAGCCATTCTACATACCTAATCCGGCGTCAATTGCTGGTGCTGCCGGTATCAATGTTATATCCCCATTCGGTGCATCTGCATAGTCAGTTTCTGGCCCACCTGTATCTGTTGTTACTTCTCCGACATTTGCACCGTCACCTATTCCTATCCGTGGCGTTGTATTGTCTCTTGTCCTACTATACATTTCTATTACAGCCCGATTCGCTGTCGCTGAATATAGATTATTAAGCCATACACTACTGTCTGTTATGTGGTTATTTGGTAAAAATGTTAAAATAATCGATGCTGCATTAGGTAGCTGAATAGCATCTCCACAATTATAAAACGTGTTATTTGCTAGACTTATTAGCGATGTTGTAGATGTTACCTGAATACCAATATTTATTCCATTCCCCAAAAATACATTATTATGTACTTGGGTTGTTCTCGTATACACAAACGCCGTTGATAGTGCTGTCCCTTTTATTCTGTTGCCATATATCATATTATCTGTATCTGCTCTTAAAATGTACGTCCTAGATGTTCCTAGGCATTCCAGATCATTATCAGCAACGATAGAATCATCCTCTACCCTGAGCGCTCCTGCTGATGTGCTGTTAGCAGAATTGACAATCTTACACGATAATACAGCACAATCAGCAGGATATGTAGATCCATTAACTAATTCATCGTCAATACTACCAGTTATATAAAGATTTTGTAATATACTAAACTGTGGCATTATCATTGTGCCAGTGCATTTTATTTGTGGGAAGTTAGTTGTATTTAAGGATGTGTCAGAGTTTCTTGCTTGAGACTCTAGGTCGCCTATTGTTGTATTATACCCTCTTACGCAAACCATACTCGCACCTGTCCCAACGGTTGCACCAGATAATCCAGTTGTAGTATATGACCCTGATATCACATTAACACGATCTCCTGCAGCCCATCCAGCCCAAGCCTCGGCAAGAGTCCATGCGTTAGCCTCAGAACTTCCATCATGAGCACCACCACCGGAAACGCTTACATACTTTTCAGTATATGCCATTACTCGCTCCTAAAAGCCCTTACGCAAGGTTTCTGGATTGCAGATAAAACCCCTGCTTGCTCAATAGCGGTCATGTAATTTGATGCTTCAATGATAAAATTAGTGATATCTGAACCGGTTAATTCTGTATCTGAATCTCTTCCATCGACAAGTATTTCGGAAGGATCATTTGGAACCATCGCTGCTATTGTATCTACCCAATATGGAGCAAGTGCTTTAAACTCCCAATACATATTTCTCATTTTCTCACAATACGGTCTGACTATTTCATTTGTAAACCTGATTGCTTCTGGATCTGTTATTGCCATGTTGTTTCTCCTATACTACTAAGTAATTGTAACGTCTAAAGCTCCTACAGCAAACTCTGCGACATCCCCGACGGTCACAGTTTTAGCAACTGTCAAATCACCAAACCCAAGAAAATTCCCGCCTGTTATTGCATCGAATAAACCAAAAGCAACAGCTTCCGCCCAATCGCTACCAGTTGCCGCAGCATAGGTAATAATATTTGTGTTCTCTGTTGCTCCTGCTGCCCCTGCATCCCACACGTTCATAACAACTCTTGCATATCCATTACCCGTTATTTCGGTACCACCACCGGCCACCGTTGGCGCTACTGAATATAGTCCTACATATACATCCGTAGGTACTGAAAAAGGTGTTGTTTTAAAGATATGGTCTAGCAATTTATTACTCAATGCTGTTGATAGTGTTCCCGCCATTATTTCATCTCCTCTAATTCTTTCATTATATCATCACGTCGAGAATCTCTGTCCCGCTCGGATATCTCCCCGATTATATACCTAGCGTCGTTAGCCCACAAGAGCCACTGATAGTGATCAAAAAGGAGGTCGACTATTGCCTCATCTTTATCGACAAGTTGCGGTAGAACCTCATCAGCAGGCAACCTGTATATAGTTTTACAGCTTAGTGTTATTAACAACATTAAAAAGATGCTTAATAACAGCGTCACTTTCTTTTTCATTTTTTGCCTCGATGATTTTCTTTTTCACTACGCCCTGTATTTTCTTAACTTCTGTGTTTGTGTTCTGATGATCAACTAACACGTCAAGATTCTTTTTAACCTGAGTTGTTTTCTTTCCCCGTGAGAATCCCCACCATATCGAAAGAGCGAGCAGGATTGATAAGATAGCATATATCATTTTCCACCACCGATATAAATTCCAACTATGCCAAGTGCCATAACTACAGAACTAGCTATCTTAATTATCTTCTTTGTTTTATCAGTCACTTATTGGCTCCCAAAATGTTGCTAATGGTAATTCTCCAGGAGTTGAAAACTCTTCACTACGTCTTGGTATTAGATCTAAATCTTTTGATAGTTCTGAAATTAGTGATCCAAACTTCATTGAATTATCTACAGCAGCACTACAAAAATCACCCCATATCTTGTTAATAGACATTGGAATATATTTCTTATTTTCCCACCATGGTTTTGTTTTCGCCAATAGCATAAAGAAAAATAGTTTAAATAAACCATATCCAGTACCATTAGCAATTTCGTTTTCCCACCAAGCTATTATTGCACCCTTTTCAAGATCAGTTACATCCCTAATTCCATTCTGACAACGTGAAAACTCAGAAGGAACAAAAGTGTAATTTAGTGTCTTCATAGCACCTTGCGGATAAGTCAGTTCATAAAGAACATCATCTATTTGAAGTTGTGAATGAATAATTGGTGATCCAGATGCTTTTTCAATAAGACCGCAAACCCAATTATCTAATTTCTTTCCCCAATCTCGATTGTATATTGATACTAATTTTATATTGCTCATTCTATTCCTTTATTTAAACTCGCTGAACAGATAGTGTATACTGACTACTAACACCACCTAATATTCTGGATAAGGCATCTTCAACAGATAAATAAATATCCCTATTTAAAAAAGAAGACCCTTCTGAATATGTTGTTGACTCTTTAACAGCACCTTCAACAGATACGCTGTACTCAATTATATTACCACCTTTATCTATTAAAGGTTGTATATCAGCTCCAGTACTTAAAATGTACACCATTTCTGCTGTAGCATTTTGCACCTCAATGGGAACCACATCATCATCTATTTCAGTTTCATCAAAATAAATTGCATCTTCTCTAGGCCAAGATAATGACTGTGATGTACTATACCGTGTACCAGGCCACAAATTAACATACATTCCTTCGAGTGTTTTTGTAGCCTTATTACCCCATGCCTGAAAGTCAAGGTCAGTTAATGTTGAAAAATCATATCTAATGTTTTCCCAATATTGTTTTATAAATGCTACAGAAGCATAAGAAGTGGCATCTGCTTTTCCTGTTCCATCTTCAATTTCGTACTGTATTGCCATGTCTCACCTCTATTTCAATAATCTTGCACAATGTATGTAGGCAAGCTGTTTAGTTTACTTATTTTCGTTTAGAACCTTTCCCTACACTTTGCTGCGTAGATTTAGAACATCCACCTCTACCTTTGTTTGCTCTTCTTCCTTTACCAGAACCATCTCTTTTTGGTATTCCTTTTGCCATATTAATCTCCTATGCTAAAAAACTCCCTACCCCGTGAAGGATAGGGAGTTGTATTTAACCTAACATCTCTCGAAGTTCATCATCACTATTAGTAGATACTGCTTTAGCACTTGTAATAATTTCCTTCTCTTTCAATGCTGATATCAACTCTTTACGGGTTAAATCAGACTCAATAAGAATTTCTTCTTTAATAATTTTTTCTTTAATAATCGGTTTAGGAACAAATAAGTTAAGTTCACCTTTACCACATTTACAGTTAATAAGATACGCTTTAATAGCATGAATCTTATTACAATTTACACATTTAAAAGCGTCCATCTAAATCCCCTTATTAAAGTCGTCTACAAATTAGTGTAATAAGCCCTCTATCAGTACCACCTGCTGCAATTACATTTACGTCATCACCAGCGGCTAGTATACTCTGAGCAACATCAATTGTTCCTGCTCTTGTAATAGTAGTATCAACAGCCATAATTATGGCATCACTGATTGCAGTAGTAACCTTTCTTACTGTTGCTGTACCTAATCCACTAGTTGCTTTTGATTGTACAATAATATCCAACACTTCACATGCTACAGGAATTGTAAAGTTCACAGCAGTTGAGCTTGCATCTGCTGTAATTTCTGCTGTTAACTGTAATATTGATGTATCTACTACGGAAGTTAAAGCAGCAACATTTGTTGTATTTGCAGCTATTTCTGTACCTAATGTTGTTTTTCTAAGAACTGGGCAACAAGAATTTACATCTGCCACTTCTTGAGTTGATAATGCCATAATATGGCCTCCTCATTATTATTTAATTAATGATTCCTTAAAGGTTGGTAAAAACTTAGCATAATTTACTAATAGTTTCTCTTCACCCAATCTGGAAATTTTCTGTATCTTTACGTCACACTCTGCGACAAGATATTGTTTAAAAGCTTCTGTATCAACTACAGCAACTTCAATGTCTTCGTCAACCTCTTCAGAAGTAGTAGTTATATCTACCTCAGCAGATTCTACTTTAATTTCTATTTCGTCATTAGCTACATCGGCTACTTCAACTTCTTTATTGACTTTAACCGGTGCATCTATAATAGGCTCTTTAACTTTGACTTCATCTACTAGTGGTCCTTCTAGCTTTGCTTTTCTTTCAGCGTCCTGCTGTGCTCTCACAACTTTCTTAGCTTCGGCTCTTTCGATGACAATTTTTGCACATTCTTTTCTTGCTCTATGTTGATTTAAAGATTCTATTGAATCAAACCATGAATTACATGAAATACAAATAAACATTGTACACTCCTGTGTATTTTTTAATTTTTTATTTAGATCAATCTTCTGATTGATAGGTGTTCTTTATATTACTAATTTAATAAACCATCAATAATTTATATTAATAGCTTATTAAATCGTACTAGGTAAATAAATACCCAGTACTGTTTAATTTTTAATTATTTAGTATCAACCAATTTTCACTGGGAATACTGAGAGTGTGCCACTAGCAGCATCATTTGTACTTACTAAACGGCAACGCCAATAAAGATCCTGTGTGGTATTTGGAGTGTATCTAAACAATTCCGTATCCGCAGCTAAGATTTCATCCCCTGATGCTGTCTTAGAATAAACTGCAACAGATGTTGCAGAAGAGAACGCTGAGTTATCATCATATTCTAATGTTAATGTTATTGCTTTTGTATCTTCAACTGTTATAGCAGTGGTTACAACACCTACTATTTCAAGCCCACCATCTGTAAGACCAGCACTATAAGTTGTAGAAAGTACAGGTGAATCACCTGTAGCCACAAAGCTCTGTCCGTCAAACATGTGATCAGTATCAAATTTTAAATCTGATCCAATTGTATATGAACTTATTGCATTTGCCATATTTTTCTCCTTTATATAACCCCAATTACTACATCAGGGTCATGTTATTTTTTTTATTAGAGTGTAACTGCTGCTTCACCATTTTTCAAAAAGTTGTAAGAAGTTACGACTGGAATACCATTCCATTTCTCAATCTGTCTATCAAAGTTTTTGTCTTCTACGCCTACTCTAAGTGCTGAATCTTTGTATGCTCTAAGAAGTCTAAGAGTTCCAGGATGCATGTAAATAACAGTATTCATACTGTCAGCTCTTACTGCTTCCAACATAGTATCAATTTCATCTTCAGTAGGAATGTTAGCTGCATCAATATTCATAATAGTAGCAACGTTTCTAGGATTAGCATTAAGTACACCAAAGTGAGACTTAAGTCTTGCTCCATAAACCAATCTACTATCAGTATGTGCATAAAGAGCACCATTTGAAATTGCTTTAATATCAAACAGCATACCCTTTCCAAAACCTTCTGGATTGTAAAGCCCAGTAGTATTTCCTGATTCCCATTTAACTGCTATAATAGAGTTAAGTAAAGAACCTGATCCACCAGCAAGAATAGCATGATCTGTATTCCCTGTAAGAGAACTGTTACTGTAAGCTGCAACTGCTGCTGCTCTCATGTTATTGTAAAGTGTAGACTTCTCTAAACTATTACCCGTTTTCTCAAGTATTCCAGGAATCTTAGTATTAAAGTAATACCCTGGTCCACCAAATGCTTTTGCTTTATCCTCTCCAACAATAAGTGTACCACCAATTGCAGAAACATTCATCTGTTTTAATGCAGATGTACTATCTACTGTAGGAAGTGCTTCATCAAGGTCAACAACCTGAGCTTCAGTAATAGAAAGCATTTCTTCATATACGTGGTTTGTCCCATTGGAAGTTGGTTCCATTGGCATATTTGCAAGAACTGGGTTTGTATTCAGTAAAAAATTTACCATTTGTGGCTGCTTTGTAGCTTTTTCAATAGCTATTTCACGCCATGAGTTTGTTAGTGCCATATTTTTTCCTCCAAAATATTTTTAGTACTAAAAATATATGCTTATTATAAATAGTGCACATAGGCACTAAACATATTATTTATGCTTGATCAAACTGGTTGTTTAAGAAAGAACCAAAATCTTTGATTTCTCCTGCACCACCACCTGCACCACCACCTGCACCACCACCAACATTTACTTTAGCTGGTATGATACGTTTTCCTTCGGGTGTATCTGGAAATTGACTTTTCCAATCTTCTATAGGAATAGAAGAACCACTGCCTGGTGTTTTGATCTGTATTTCCATAGAATCTGTAGCATCATTATATTCCATAATTGCTGAATTAATGAAACCTTGTTTCCAATATAGATCAGGTTTTGCATTTAATTCACGAAGTACATTATCTAATTCATTCATTTTTCGTGTTTCCAAGTACTTTGATTTCAAATCAAGTGCCCGTTTCTCTTCCAGTTTAGCTTTAGTTTCCATCTCAATTAATCTAGGTTTGTAAGTATTTTCACCAAAAAGCTTACCCTCATTAAATCTAAGATCTCCAAACTGTTTTTCTTTATCAGTAACATCTGCTAAAGATGCTTTAATAGTATCGTATTCAGATTTCATAGCTTGATACACTTCAGATGTAACTTCATTATCATTGAAATACTGAAACTTTTCATTCATTTCTTTCATTTGCTCTGACAAAACTTTTTTCTCATTGAGAATAGTTTCTTTGTTTTTCTTTAACCCTTCTGTTTTTTCATTTAAAACTGAAAAGTAATCTTGTAAAATTTCATCTGTAACTTTTTCATCTAATGCTACATCTTCTCTCATGTATGACTTTACTTTAGCCATTAGTTCTTCGAGTGTCATTTGTGTTCTCTCCTGAGTAAACAAATTATTAATTTGTATTTTTTTGAAATTGTTTTCGGGTCACTGACCCTCTGATAAGGTATCTCTGATGAAAGACATCTTCTGATAGCCTCATCAATATATATAGTAGTATACCATATATACAATGTATATACAAAAAGGGGTTTCATATATATATAAACATATGAAACCCCTTTAAAACATATTTAGACTGTACGTACAATGTACGTACAGTGGTATATACAATGTATATACATATCCTTATAACTATATTTGATATAGTATTATTTATTTAACAACATACCACCAATACTATTATGTGTATCAACTCTCTTTTTACTACCCGTCCTATTAACAAAATCTATTTTAGCAATACGTGGTATATCTATATAAAGAGCATCATCCCCTATATCATAATTGAAATATAACCAAAGTTTTTCTGCATATATAGCATTGGCCTTAGTAACATATTCCCCTGTATATAAAATATGTGAATTCTTAATTGTTAGCACCCACACACCCTTCTTCTCAATAGTAGAAGACAATCCCAATAGCCTAAAATAGTACTTTACTGTTTTATTATATTTAGCCAGTGGACTATTTTTATGAATTAATCTTAGATTTTTTCTTCTATTATTTGTTGGATCAAAATCAATATGATCTACCATTAATTGCTTTTTATCATACCCTGGACAAAGCAAATCATGTAATACTGTTCGCTTACCTTTATCCCAAACAATCACCTCACTATAATGGGGTGTATCAATATATACATTCTTCCCACTAACAATAGAAAAATCTTTTTCATCTAATGAAAATTCCCTTTGTTTAGAATCTTTACCATAGACAACGCCATTCCTAATATCATAACTATTAGACCTACACTTCCTGCATGACTTAATATTTCGTGCTAATAAATTATTTAATAACATATCAACTGTATTTCCACAAGAGCATTTAAACCTAAACTTCCTTATATTTGAATTAGACTCCAACTCCTTTATGACTGTTAATTCTCCAAACTTAGTTCCCACTTGAATATCTAACTTTTTCATATTACATCCTCAAACAAATAGATTTACATTTATTCCGAATAAATATGTATTGTTATAGGACCGGCATCCTTATTATACACAATACATTCTGAAGACTGTTTTCCAATGTAACCTCTTCCACTTGCCCATGAACACGTAGGACTTAATGTAGGCAAACTCCTGAGCACAATACCATAGTCTTCTTTAGTCTCTGTCAATAAAGTTTTTCCTGTCTGGTGAACATGTCCTGTATGAAACTCTTTCCAGTTACAACTAGCTAAATCAGGTCTTTGTTGCATCATTAACATAGGTAATACATACTTACGCTTTATCTGTTCTGAACCGTGTGTAAAACCTATAGCTACTTCACCATGTTGTTTATATTTAACTGTAGCCAAACTATTATCTACAACTACAGCAGGATTGTTTAAAAAGTGATGTTTCACTATCTCTGCTGTTAAAAAGCAGGTGTGTGTATCATGATTTCCATTAACTACAATAATGTCTACTGGAAAATGGACAAGTAATTTTTCAATGACTGTTAACATTAAATCAGTAGCTTCTAGTATTAAATGCTTGTAATCAATGTCATTAAATTGAGGAGTGTTTTTTGTAGTTGCCCCGTTTGCTTGATCAAAGTTTAATAAATCATTACCGAAAACAAACCATACCTTTTGCACAGTCCCTTTAACTTTATCAATAAAATAATCTGTTGCTTTTAACATAGATACTTTAGCTAACTCAGTAGTCCATTCTACTCCATTCCCAGTAGAATCCCCTTGAATCCTCTTACCTATGTGATGGTCATAAAAATTAAAAAGTGCTATGTTATCTTCCTGCTGATACTCAGGAGGAGTAATAGCTTCAATAGGTACCTTATGTTCTTTCAAAAGACGTTTAAAAATAATCAACATTTCTTCTGGTGTTATTTTAGAAGAATCTTTTAATCTAAACTTAGCATCAATAATATACCAGGGATTTGATGAATTATTTGATACCCTGATATTTTGTGAGTACAACTCCCATTTAGATGTATCCACTTCTGCCCACTCAATAACTCCAGCTACATCCTTAATGGAATAACTTGTTAAAGCTAATTCTAAATTGGAACTAGTTTGTTTTTTAGATTTAAGAATTGTCTCCTGTTTTACTGCTTCAATTGCTGTCTCCTCTTTCATATCCTTTTCAGCAACAAGTAAATCCCTAGCTGATCTGCAATATCTACGAAAAGTATCTTCTGAAACATGCCCAAATTCTAATTTATAATCATCATATAAATGGTACAAATCACTTGTACTTTTTATCTTACCATCAAATTCTGAAACTATCCAACTAATTCGATCTGTCATTTAAGCTCCTAGCTTTAATTTTGTTTGCTTATTCAAATTACAATAGAATTTGCAACATCATTCAACATCCGTGATATAGCATCCTGTATTTTATGCTGATCGTATAATAAAGAACCAATAACATCAGCACTATCAGGATTATACCCTGCCAATACTGCGGCTTTCTTTTTATCTAAATCACCTCTAATTACTCCCTGTACTACATACTTTACAAATGCTTTTTCTTCTTCAGACATTGGCATTTCTGCCACTACCACCGATGGAGTAGTATTTAAAGTATATTCAACATCCATACTTAACATTATGTCATTCAAAAATAATAGCACTTCAAACTGAACAAAATTAGCATCCTTTAATGCATACATAAATAATGTCTCTAAATCTTCGTGAAACACAAAATCAAAATGACCTTTACCATCCGCACCATCACAACAACACACTCCCATTAATTCTACATTGTCTACGGCAATATTAAATAGCTCTTCCTCAAATTCTTCAAATGATTCTTCAAACACTTGCCTATCAATATACCTCAATTTTATGCCCTCCTTTTTATGGTTCTAGTGTTCATTATTAATGAACATACTGCAAAAATTCTGATGGAAATTCTACACCTGCTCTTTGCAACTCTTTTAAGGATAGCGTTCTACCATCCATTGTATAAAAACTGTCAATAGACACTTCACCAGACTCCCACAAGCCATACCTTACAGGACCTAGTGCTTGTTTTTGTATTGATGTTGGTTGTGTTACAAGCCAAGCATTATATGAACCTGTTGCTGGTATATCACCATTCAAATTACTCTTTACGTTTTCATCTGGTGCTATACCTAATTCTTCATATGATTTAACTATTGCAGAAGTAGAACTCCTACACCTAAAATGAAGTGGTGGATATTGTTCATAATCCAAAGTAGAAAGATCCCCCCTTCCATACAACCAATACTTACCTGCATTATGACGACATATGTCAGTTGTTTTAGAGTCTAGTACTGAATTCCAGTTGTAACCATTTAAGATGTTAGCATTAGCTTTATAAGCTAAATCTCTACCAAAACTAGAAGAATACTGTAAAGTTGTTGCACTCCATGCATCAATCTGCCCTCTACTTCTTAGAAACAAACCCCCCACACCAAACAGCAGAGCACTCAAAGCCATTACATCTAACTTCTGTTTATAACCTTTATTCACAGCTTGCTTAAGATACAATTGATTCCTATCATTAAACGTGTTCAGAAAAGAAGTTAGAGTAAAGAACTGACCATCATCAAAAATAATATTTCCTTTTCTAGTTTTATTCCACAGTTCTTCTGTATCCGGTCTATTTACATCAATTCCTTTAATATCAGCATCATCTAAAACATTCTCTAATTGATCTATATAAAATGTAGCCTCTTCTTTATTTAACCCCTTTAAATCTTTTAAAAGGACACTGTTAATTTTCGATATTCCCTCTGATCTTATTACTTCTAATTCCTTTAATAAAAAACTCTTGTTAGCTAAAGTCCACTTATTCAAAGGAAAAGATAATAATGCATTGTTCAAATCTTTCTCAAGCTTCTTAAACAGGGCAAGCAACTTAATGCTCACCCCCTTTTTATACAGTTCCACTTGATGCTGTCGTGTAGTATTTATATTTCCAAGTTTCTCATTTACTGTCATATTTATTCTCCAGCTTCATCCCCATCTTCAGAAGAAATCATCTAAACGATCATCTTCCACTTCTTCTTTCACTTCTTCCAAGTTAATACCTTTCTTCTTTAATTTCTCTATCAAAGCATTTACTTGATCCTGAATACCTGCTGCCTTATCATCACCAATGCCCATAAGACCTAAACCAGCTTCCTGCAATCTAGCTCTTTCTTTCTCTATACCCCAATTAGGACCAAACACTTCTCTCTTGTCCATATTATCATAGTATGCTTCAAAAGAAATACCACCACCCTGATAGGCTTCAATCCATTTAAGTAACTCTTCTCCAGTAATACTATCTTCATAAAAATCTTTATTCAATGCAACATTTACAGTGATACTATCTTCACCAGCCCACTTAAGTAAAAAAGTAAAAACTTCACTCATGCTCTCTGAAATGCTACTACTCATACTTGATAATGTAGCTGACTCAGATTGTGCATTTATTCTTGCAGTCTCTTTAGAAGCTATATAACGTCCCTGTTGTGATATTCTCTCAGCACCAAGAACTGCCATTCTCTCTTCTTTCTTTTGCATTTCATCTTTAATACCAGAATCTGAAGAAGCTTCTATCAATTGTGGCATAGATCCTGGAGGACCTGCCATAGCACCACCAAGTCTCGGTTGTCCATTAACTTGTAAGTTCCATCCAGCTAAATAAAGAGTTTTAATTCCAACCCAATGAAGCTCATTTTCCCAATCTGCACTATTTCTGTAATGACCTATGTTTGTGTTAACTAAATCAAATATCATAGATGTAGAATTTAATCTGTAATCTAACCCCTCATCTGTCATAATATAAAAAGGTATATGATTAATATATTCACCATTAGATCTAGGATAAATTACATCTTTAATTATATAGTTATTAGAGGATGAACTTTCAAATACAATTTGTTTGTACTTGTAATTTGGATTACCAAATGCATCCACGTAATCTTCCAATACTAACATTCTGTATCTACAATAATCAGATGACGTTGTAGCTAAAGAATAGTAAGTTTGCATATGATCAACATTTTCCTTCAGAAGAATAAAACGTGGTACTACTTTTGTATCAATTAATTCCCAATACCAATTCAATATTGATTCTGCTTTATAGATTGACGCTACAGGATGTAAATTCCGATCCTCATATTCTTTTACTGTCAATTCCGGTACAGTTCCATCAGGATTTGCAATAGAAGGGAAGTCAATAAGACCACCAACTTTATTAACAGTCATTACTTCTTTTGTAACTTCCTTTAGAAACTGATCAGATGATTTTCCATCAATTGTTATATTGGAAAAAAACTTACTCATCTTATCTTTTATTTCTTGTGAAATTTCATCTGACTCTGGCTTTAAAGGGCTGCCATCTTGTTTTCTAGTATAGCTATAAGCAGGATCTTTTCTAAAAATCAATCCTTCATAAGCTTGCAATGTACGACCAGTAGCATTAAAATATTGCGCCCTCATTACATACTTCACATACTCACTTCTTTTCTGCCCATTAGGTCTTGGAAGATATGTTTCTTCCTTTTCCTTTATGGCATCCTCACCCTCGGCAGCATCTCTGCATCTAGTCCAAATTGGTAGCATCCTATCATACTCTGGATGGGTGTTAAACACATTGGCAGTAACAGACATACCAATGCTTTCCCTTGTAATTGTTCTTAAATCTAAAATGGCATCTGTAGACATTTTTCTCTCCTATACACCTTTTACATCCATTTGGATGAATCTAACAGTTTTTGTAAATAGCTGATAACGGATACAGTCATAGATATGATCTTCTGCATTTGTATCAGCATCTTCAGGATTCTTTTCTGATCTCGGTATTGTTGGTAATGTTCTTATAGCATAACGACAATGATCAAAAATAAAATAACCACCATCTTCCATAGGCTCATCTAATGAAGACTTTAAATAACTTCTAAATAATTCTAATCCTTTTATTCTCGAACCTGGAGATTTATCAGCACTAGTAAACAGCTCTGCTATATCACCAGAATGTAAGTCGAAAGCATCATCATATTCGTAATCATCTTCATCATCGAAATAGTCAACTAAAGATGAATCATATATTTTAGTTTCTCCCTCTGCTCCTTTATTAAAACCCATAAGAAGCTGATCATGGATTGTATCCGCTACTCCACCACGAAGTGTTGACATAATTTGTGAATCCCCAGGTCCTGGTACTACCCTTTTCCCCCATTTATTGGCATCCTCTACTTTTTTCATATGTGCGCCAATTTCACGTGCACTCCACATACAACCTACATTTGGCTCATCCCCTTCCTGCCCATATATCTCCTGAATAAGGAAATGAGTATCCGGTGAAAAGTCTCTCTGACTACCATCTCGCATAGTTACTGTAGTTCCATCAGAAACTGCATGATAAGTTACAGCGTAAGGATGTGCTGACCCCCAGTCAAAATTCCTATAAATTACCCATGACGAAGGAATATCAAAAGCAGGTAATATGTGAATATCTCTATCCCATATATCACCAATAATAGATCCTGCTGAAACTGTCCAATCTCCGTATAACAGTTGACGAACAAGATTAGGACCACCCATTGCCCTTATTTTATCAGGGTAATTAGGATCATTATCAAGTAAAGCATAATTGTCAGTCACTAAAGCTTGAATGTAAATAGTCTTCATACCACCATGAGCTTTAGGTGCTGTCCATACTACACCAGGTGGGTTTGGATCTATAAAGCGTGATTGTATATAATTATGTCCAATATTACCTGGATTAGATGCTAACACCATCCTGGGAAAAGCTCCCTTTTTAACAAAAGGAAGATCTTTCTGTATAGCTGCAAAATCAGGACGCCAATCACCAAGTCTCAAGTTACCTAAAAGATACTTTAATGATTCGGGACTAAAATGAGTAGCCTCATCAATTAATAAAACATGCATTTCTGCACCTTGATAATTGTACATATCTGTTTCATTGTTCATGTGGCTAAGATGTATTTGTGCCCCTGTCTTTACAAAATTTATGCGCATATCTGAATAGTTTATAGTTACTAATCCAGATGACACATACTCTTGTAAAAGTTCTACAAAACCCTCTGGTCCCCAAAGGTGATTGTTTCTTAAATCTTTATACTTTTTTCTAAATAAATATACCTGTATTTTAGGTATGTATAAACAATATAAAATAGCTGCATGTCTTAGAAGGAAGCTTTTCCCACCCCCTTTTGCTCCACCAAAACATATAGAATTAGCTTCTGTAGTCAAAGCCAACCATTGCTTATCATTAAAATTTAAATTATTAAAGGCCACTATACCACCCCCTTATCTGGGTATCTATACCATTCACTATTTCATATAGAGCCTTTGCTTGGTTAGCCTCACGATAAACTTTTTCACAAATTTTACAACTTGGATGATAACCATAATTATTTACCTTTGATTTATGATACTCTAAAGTTTTTCCTCCCATAATTAACTCTTACCAACACTAATATTAATAACAGGAAGTGTACCTTCTCCAGCATTAACCTGCACATTATTTGTAACAGTCTGAGCATTAGCCTCAGCAGCAATACTGAATCTAACTAATTCTCTCAATACTTTATCTGCACTAGCTGGATCTGCCCACTTGTATTCTATACAAATCTCATCCCCATCTTTACCATAACGCCTCTCACCTATACTCTTAAGTGATAGTCTCTGCCCCCTGGTTAGATCATCACGCCCCTTAATATCTGCTCTTAACTTACCAGTATTAATATCCATAACTTCTGTAAGATCAAACCGTGATATCTGCTTATATTTCTCTATCATCTGCAAAAGAAGTGAATTCCTTTCCTCTACTAAAACAACTTCATTTATCAGTCGTCCTATAGCATCTTGAATCTTCCCTCTCTCATACAACTGAGATCCCATTGAACTTGCAGTAGGTACACTGTACCCTGCATTTATAGCAGCTATTCTTTTATCTATGACACCTCTTGTCATTTGATTTACAATTTCTTTTGCATATGCTGTTTCTCTTTTAGTCATGGACAAACCATCTAAGACACCATTCTCTTGCTTGTCCACTGGCTTTAGCCTATTATGTACCATTGATTACCTCCGATAATCTTTGTTAACTGTATAATGTAAGAAAACCTACCAGATTAGGTAGGTTGAATTCTTTACTCATGATATTCTATGTAGTTTCTAAAATTAAAAAGGATTATTTATCCAGCAAATTCCACCAAAGTAATAGTAATATCTGGTGTAACATCATCTATTATTTTCTCAATTAAATCCCAATCACCACCAGCTAATCCTGCACCTATTTTAGGAATACCAATTCTTGGTGTAAAATAATAATCATAAGAAGAATAGTTCTTGTTAATCTTTGTAAACACATCACGTATAGCCGTATACTCCACTGGGTTTCTATAGTTAAAACCATATTGTGTGTAGGCATTAATTACAGTAACTAAAGCATCGTTATGCACAGGAATATTTTTAGCAACGGAATAATTACCTAATTTGTGAAAGTCACCTTTTTTAGTGTTACAGTCTTGATAGTATGCTTCAGGAAATTCTGCTTTTATTTGCTTGGCTATACCTGCACCCATCGTACAAAATGCATTGCAACCATGAACTATTGCACCAAACTGCCCTTCCTTTGCCATCTTTATTAAGTCACCTTTGACTACCATTGTTATCACTTCTATCTCCTTTTTTTTCTTCATCAAAGTTTAATTTAACATATTGTAAAGAATCACCATTATTTTTTACAGCCTCAAGGCAAATTTCATTAGTTTGATTTTTAACATAGCGTAAAGCATGACCATCATCTTTTACAGCCTGAAGACAAATTTCATTAGTTTGATTTCTAACAAACTGCAAAGCATCACCATTATTTTTTACAGCTTCGAGACAAATTTCATTAGTTTGATTTTTGACATATTGTAAAGCATCACCATAATTTTTTACAGCTTCAAGACAAATTTCATTAGTTTGAATTTTAACAAATTGTAAAGTAAAACCATCATTTTTTACAGATTCGATACAAATTTCATTAGTTTGATTTTTAACATAGCGTAAAGCATAACCATAATTTTTTACAGCTTCAAGACAAATTTCATTAGTTTGATTTTTAACATATTGTAAAGCATGCCCATAATTTTTTACAGCTTCTA